TCTTCCGTCGCACCTCTGGGCGCGCGAATACCTCTGCAACCCAGCGTCGGAAGACACCGCGCTGTTCCCGCAGGAAGTCCTCAACAAAGCGACGGAGCAATACGAAGCCGTCAAAAGAAGCTACGCCGAAAAGGAGGTATTCGGTAAGGCTCGACGGGTCATCGGTTGCGACATCGCGGTGAGCGCAGGCGCACGCGCAGACTTCTCTGTCTTTAATGTCTTGGATGTCGTGGAAGGCTTGCCAATCCTCCAGATAGACCAGATACGCAAGCACCTTTCTGCCGAGGAGAATGTCAATGAGATACGTCGCTTATACGACTTTTACCAGCCTTCCCGCATCCTTGTGGAAAAGACTGGCGTAGGCTGGGGCGTCGCCGAAGCATGCGTGAATGACGACAAGATGAAGTCTGTCGCATTGGAGTTCGACACCAAGATGGCAAGCCGTGAGAAAATCCTCTCGCGCTTGGAAGTCACCATGCGCAACGGCGGGCTGGCGCTTCAGAGGAATGATGTCCTTCTCACCGAATTGAGCCAGTTCGCTTATAAGAAGATGAAGGATGGGCGCATGGCATACCAGTCTCTTGGCGAGCATGATGACTGCGTGATGTCGCTGGCAATCGCGCTCGAAGCCGCCTCGACGCGCTCCTTTTCAAGTTTGACGATTGTCTAGCTTTGTATCTTCGTAACCATACAAAAAGTGGCACTTTCGTGCTTTTGTAAAGGTATGAACTCAGGACATTCAAGACACTCAAGACACGTCTATATAATCACGTTTAAATAGAAGTTCCTTCGTATATAGTAGCTGATGGCTAGCTCTACTAGGAAAGTGCCAATTTCAGCACGGGTTATCGACGACTATGTTCCGATGGGCAGTGACCAGCCTCAACCTCGTCCTGCCATGAACAGCGTCATGCGCGACAGCCTCTATGACTGGTATTGGAAAATGCCTGAAGTCAGAGCCATCATTTCTGGAATGGTGGCGGATGTCTTTGGAGAAGGATACGGTCTCGACGGAGATAAACCTCGTCAGGTAAAGACCAATCGTTTCCTGCGACAAAACCGCTTCAACTGCTATGGCAAGTCCGTTCTCCGCGACGCCCTGATTTCGGGAGACGGCTACCTCGGAAAAGCGTCCCTGACCGAAAGTCAAGTCCTTGAGGCGATGGATGCCATCTACACGGATGTCTTCCATAAGTCAGCCGATACCTCCACAAAGTTCAGCCTACTTCAGAAGATAATGAACGTGAAGCCCGACATCTATTCGCCCAAGGTCTTGTTCCCGCTCATGTCCCGTTCCATCTACATTAACTATGATATTCATGGTCGCATCACTAGCTATGTGCAGAGACCGCGCAATTCGAACACCGCTTTCCAGAGCGGGTCTGCTCAGGCGAACCCAGACGTCCCAAGCACATACGCATATGGTCAGATGGGAAGCAGCTACGGCGTGCAATTTCTTCCTGAAGAAGTGATACACTTCCCATACGAGCCAGTCGGCGACCAGATTTACGGCAACTCCCCGCTTCAGACCGCCGTGTATGACGTCGCCTGCCTCTGGTATGCTAAAACCTATGGAGGTCTTTTCTTCCAGAATGACGCAACTCCCTCCTACATTTTCAATCTCCCCGACGACAGTCCAGACAGCCAGAACTACAAGAAGTTCGTCGAGGCAATAAAGGAACACCGACAGAACCCGCACCGCAACATGGTCATTACGGGCAACGTTGGAATAAACAAGGTCGCCTCCCTAAGCAAAGACTTGGAGTTTTCGAACTTCATAGACAAATTCACGCAGCGCGTGATGCTTTCCTACGGAGCGACTGCCCGCTTCTCGCATCTCTTTGGCGTCAATCAGACGCCTCCGTCGATGGAAAGCTACTACAAGCAGATAAACTCCATCCAGACGGAATACGAAGACACACTCAACAACGAGCTGTTCGACAGCTTCGGCGTTGAATTCTATTTCAATCGCGTCTATAAGCGCGATGAAACCCGAGAAGCCGACATAGCCGTGAAACTCACCAACCTCTGCTGGACGGTGAATGAGGCGCGTGAATACCTCGGCTTCAAGCCGATACCCAATCCTATGTTCGACGAGCTGACTTCGAAGGAACAGGATGAGTTCGTTGATGGAAAAAAGAAACCGAAGAAGGAGGAAGTAGCTTCAGCCGACGCAAGAAGTGACCAGAACGCCGAGGAAATGACCTCGAGGACGCAGATGAAAGGCGATAAGCCTGTAAATGGTGATGACAATGATTAAACAAATAGGACTTTTGATAATGATGATGTGCGCGGTCACATTTGCTAGCTTCTTTGAGAAGTCGCTCACTGGCGGAGCTGGCACGGAAGTGTCGCTTTCGACGCTTACCACGTCCGCGCAGGCTGGCACGAATACCTATCTCCTACTCAACAGCACGAACGCATCCGACACGCAGAACATCACGGTAAAATACATGACTTCTGGCTATGCCCTCAAGTCATACACCGTTGCGCTTACTGGAACGACCCAGAAGAACACGAGCGTGGCTGGTGCGCTGTCCTACAACATCACCAACCAGTCCGTCGCAACGGCTGTGAAGTTTGATGTTTCCAACTGGACGATTACCTCGAACGGAAAGAACGCCTCCCTCACATGCGCGAACTACACCAACGTCTATCACGTTGAGGGAACAAGCGTTTCCTACAAGACCAACATGACGGCGACTGGAGCGACTGACACATCCACTACAGTTGTGGGCGACTATGCGGTATTCACCGCAGCGTCGATAAACAACATCACAACTGACGGCAACACCTACTTCAGCACAATCTGGTATTACTACAACCCGCCCCTGACCATCACGGTGTTTGAGAACTCGACCAACAACTATCTTCCAATCGGAAACGTGTTCGCAAGCACGGCGAGCTTCACGGTGACTGGAGCGAATACCAACCTGAACAACTCTTGGAAGAACGACAGCAATCATTCTCAGGGTTATGTGAATACGGCGATAACCGTCGTTCCCAATGCGGATTTGGTGTCCTTCAATGTGACGACAAACAGGACTACACAGCCTGTTCTTTCTCAGGGCTTTGTGATAATCGCATCTGCAAAACTCGTGCAGAACAAGCGCGTGATTGTCTCAGACCTTGAGGCGTCCAAGTGCGTGAATGCGAGCCTGATGAAGCTCGGAAGCGCGACAAATGCCATAAACTCCACAAAATACACGACGTCGGGAAGTGTGATTGCGACACTCACCGATGCGGCGTATGTCTATGGGGTGACGCTTGCCAGCGCGGCAAGCGGTAGCGTGACCGTGAAGGATGTGGCTGGCAACACGCTCTACACCGTGCCGATTGCGGGAACCGCCCCAACCGACAACGGAGGCTCGATGATGTGCATCAGTTCTTCTGGCTGCACCGTCACCAATATGATTTATGGAGGCGACGCGCTCTGGAAGATGTCTGCGAAAATCTGGGGCAAGACAGGTACGAACACGACCAAGATTGCCGTTTATCAGGCTGCTGGAAGCAGCAACTTCGGAGCGGGTCTGATAAAATTCGGCGCTGGCGAGAGGCTGGTGTTCTACGGGACACCCGCCGCGAACAACACGAACATGAGCATGTTCTACGAGGCTGGTTGATATGGAAATTCCTGAACTGGTAAAGCTCTACGCGCCAATCAGCAAGATTGACGAGGAGAAGCGCATGGTGTATGGATACGCCACCACGCCTTCGGTGGATAGCCAAGACGAGGTAATCGACTTGGAAGCATCCTTCGAGGCTGTGGATGACTGGAAAAAGTGGGCGAACATCAAGGAGATGCACCGCGCAGATACGGCTGTCGGCATCGCGCCCATCATTGAGAAGCATGTGGGCGTGGGCGTGTATATCGGTGCCGAGATAGTGGATGACCAAGCGTGGAAAAAGTGCGTCAAGAAGGTCTATAAGGGCTTTTCCATAGGCGGCAAGGTCATTGAGCGCAACGGAAAGCACATCACGAAATATAGGCTGACTGAAATTTCGCTGGTTGATAGACCCGCGAACCCAGACAGCATGTTCATGGTCGCAAAAAGAGACGACAACAACGCCTCTGCAACGGAGGCGGAAGGAGGGGATTTAGTGGAAAAGACTGAAACACCCTCCATCCCTGTTGCTGGGGAAGCACCGCCCAAAGCCGAAGCTGAGGCAGTGGTGAAAGTGGCAGAAGTTCCCAAGGTGGAAACACCCGTGAAGGAAACGACTGTCGCTCCAACCGTTGATTACAAGGCGGAATTTGAGAAGCTTCAAGCCCAGTATAAGGACATGGAGAAACTCTTTGCAGAACGCAAGGAGCAGGATTTGGTGGCAGAAGCCATCCTCAAAGCCGTCGAACGGCTGGAACCGAAAATAAAAAAGGTGCATGAGGAAGCGATAACAACGCCCAAAACCGAGGAAGAAAAGACAGAAGAAGCGAAAGCGGTAATAAAAAATATGAGTATTGGTGAGCTGACACAAGCCATGTTCAAACGTGCGCCTGTAATCACCAGCTCAAAGGAGGATTGAGACAATGGCGAACCCTGAAAGTTTGCTCAAGGCTCTAAACGAGAACACCAATACACAAGGTGGCTTCCTCGTTCCAGAGATTTGGGCTGCAAAAATATACGACATAATCTTGGCGAAATCGACTGCCATAGGTCTTTGTGAGCAAATCACAATGACCTCTGACACGCTGTTTTTCCCCAAGGTGACTGCGGCAACCACAGCTTACTTTGTGGATGAGGCGGGAACAATAACTGCCGCCCAGCCTACGTTTGGTCAGCTGACACTCCACCCGAAGAAGGTCGCGGCTCTTACCGTGCTTTCGGCGGAAGTGATGGAGGACAGCAATCCAAGCATCATGGACACCGTCGTGAGGCGTCTCGCAGAGGATATTGCCCTCAAGGTGGATTATGAAATCTACAACGGCACTACCTCGTCTGGAGGCTTCAACGGGATGAGGGACACGACTGCTGACACTGCAATCCTGACGGTTGCAGTCGGAGGCGAAATCACGGCTGATAAGATTTCCGATGCTATTGAGAAAATGCAGTCTCAGAACATCGAGCCGACAGACCTTATCATCCACCCGAAGCTGCTCAACAAGCTCAGGAAGCTCAAGACAGGCACGAACAACTATGAGCCTCTCCTGAACATGGTGACATTCGGCGCAGCTCCGCTTGCAAACGGCGTGGTTGGAAAAATCTGGGGCATAAACGTCATTCTGACGACACAGCTTCCGACAGACCTGACAGGTGGAACCGCGACAACTGCATCTGAAGCGCTGCTCGTAGCACGCGGCAAGTGCGGTATCTTCGCAAACCGCAGGCAGTTGAACCTCAACAAGTTCTACCGAATAACGACGGATGACTGGCAGATACAGAGCAACCTGAGAGCTGCGTTCGCAGTGAATTACTCGAAGGCAATCTGTGTTCTACAGGACATCCAGTGCGAGTAAATGGAGGGATATCATGATAAAGGAAAAAGGTTCCCTATCTGAGGAGCAAATCTCCTCAGTCGGGAAGAAACTTGAAGACAGAGCAGCCCTCTACGGTGCGCTTCGCATCGACCATCTCCGTGATGGTCATGTGATAAACACCATTGAAACCCCCAACTACATAGTAGATGCGGGGCTTCAGGAGGTAGCTGCGCTCATCTCGACAAGCGGCACAGGCACAAAGTTCAGCGCGATTGCAATCGGGACAAACTCGGCTGCAACCGCAACGAACCAGACTGCCCTGTCTGGTGAAAGCCACAGAGTTGTATTCGCTGATGCGATTGCCCTTCAGACGGCAACCTTCACGGCGACATACAACTTCACTGACAGCTTCACCGTTCAGGAGGCAGGCATATTCAACCACACAACGACTGGTGGAGATATGCTTTCCCGCCGAGTGTTCGGAGCGGTGAATGTGGCTTCTGGTGACAGCCTTGTCATCACATGGTCAATCACCGTGAATAGGAGCTGATGAGCCAAATCGGGGCGCAAGCCCCGTTTTTATTTTTTTTTATTTATTCATATTGAGAAGTTGGGTGTTGGCATGGAGAATGTGACTACCGCAGAATTCAGGGAATTCAAGGAACGTATGCTTGAAAGCCACACGGACATCAAGGCTCGGCTGTCATCCATTGACGCGAGCATATCCGCAATCACTCCACTGCTCACCGCTCATTCGGAGCGTTTCAACACGATGGATGAAAAATGTATCAATTTCGACAAGAAAACAACGATTGTTGCAAAGAGGGTTGATAGGATTGAAAAGGGAGTTCTGGGCGTGACAAGTTTGGCTATTCTCGGAATGTTCGCCTTTTTCTCCAACAATATTTTAGCTCATATATTTCCACCAAAGGGGGCATGAATATGGCAGACGCACCGCAATCATCCACTAGGCAAGACCTATTCACCGAGAACGACCCGAACATAATACGTCAGGGCATCAAGGGTTATGGCGTTTATTCTGGTCTCGCGCCCACTGCTGGCGCTGGCTTGAACATAGCCATAGCTGCTGGTTCTGCATACTTCGACACGGTGAAGGTCACCAAAGGCACAAGCACGAACGTTCTCATCGCCACTGGAGTGACCAATCCCAGAAGGGACATCATCGTGATGGACAGCGCTGGAACGCTTTCTGTCGTGCAGGGGACTGCGGCGGCAGTGACCGTGAGCGGAACCGACACGAAGTTCCAGACATTCACTCCCTACCCACCACCATGCCCTGCGAACAGCATACTCATAGCCGAGATATATGTTGCGGTTGGCGCGGCATCCTTTGCGGCATCCGACATACTGGACAAGCGGGTTCTGCTGAATACGAACATAGTCAGAACGAGTGAAAAGATAGTCTTGACAACTGGCGTGAATGTGGAATTCTACGCCCCAGACGGCACAACGATGCTGATGAAACTTGATGCGGATGGCAACCTCTACATCAAAGGAGTGGTGCAACAACTATGAACAACCTTAAAACTATCCTTGCAGTGGCTTTTGTTTTTGCTTTTCTTTTCGGCTGTATCCAGCCGCAGCAGAAACTGACTGGCGCATCCATAGAGGGTGACACGTTTGTCATAGCTGCCGACTATGCCTACAAGGACGAATGCACCGTCAGAATAAGCATGGAAAACATCAACTACATCTATACGGACAGAACCGAGCATCTTTACTATGTGGATTTTAACGGCAACCCAAACATTGTCTATAATTTAAATCTCGACAACATAGCTTCCTCAGTTCCGATAAAGTCGGTAATAGCCATGCCTCTCTTTGACAAGAGGACTGAAAGCAGAGAAATAACTCCAGCTTGGAGCGAACCGACCTATTCCACAAGGGAAGTTTGCATAAATTATACTACGCTCAATGATACTACGCTCCAATGCTGGAATGAAACATACCAGAATGGAACAATAGAATATCCTGCGACCTACAAGGACTTTATTGTTTTCAGAAAGGGAAACGAGACGAACACCATTGACACTTCGACATCTACATATTGGGCGTTCAAACTTGCCAGCGACAACTTTCAAACAGGGGCTTTCAATGTCAGCATAAAAGTCGGAGATTATTCCTGCGAGATAGACCCAGATATAGACGCTTGTGGAACATTTGCATCCCCAAATACGATAAACATCCTTAATAAATCAGTTGAGGTGAATGGTTCAACCTGCTTCACTGTTTCGGTTGCAAACGTCACCCTCGACTGCAACGGATACTCGATAACAGGGAACAACTCATCAGGCACATGGGGCATCTATTCCAACCAGTTCAACACCACGATAAGGAACTGCAACATAAGCAACTTTGGAACGGGCATATACTTCGAAGGCGCAGACAACGGGACGATAGAAAACACCA